GACAAATGTAATCGATTATTGTGTAAAAACGAATACAAAATTAGTTTTAATGAGTAGTACTTGTGTTTATCCTAAAAATGCAAACAGCTATCCAATGACAGAAAATATGCTTCATGATGGATTGGCAGAAGAAACAAATTTAGGATATGCTTTTTCTAAAAGAGCCGCAGATATTCAATTATGGTCTGCCAGTAAACAATATGGATATAGCAACTATACTATATTTTATCTGAGCAATCTTTATGGAAAGCATGATCATTATTTTTCTAAAGATTCTCATTTTGTTTCATCATTCATAAGTAAAATACTTTCTTCAGAAAATAATACAATTGAAATGTATGGAACTGGTGCTCCATTAAGACAATTTACATATTCGGATGATATTGTAAAAATAACAAAATATTTTATTGAAAATAATATATTGGGATCATTTAATATTTCAACTCCAGAAAATTTGTCTATTCGCAATATGGCAGAAATTATTTTGAATAAATTTAATATTAAAAAAGAATTGTTATTTAATGGTACACTTGATGGAGTTTTTAGAAAAGACGTTTCATCTGAAAAATTATTGGCTACAATGCCAGATTTTCAGTTTACAAAATTCAGTGACGGTATAGAAAAATTAGCAAAGGATATTACATGTTTTGGAATTTAATGCCCAAAGAAAATATAAGTGACCATGAACGTAAAGAGTTGTCTAATTTTATTTTGAATACAGACAAATATACCCAAGGCCATTATGTAAAACAATTTGAACAGGATTGGTCTGCGTGGCAAGGTTGCAAGTATTCTGTATTTGTAAATTCGGGTTCTTCTGCTAATTTGATGTTAGTAAAATCGTTATACGATTTATATGGACCCGGTGGTATGATTTGTCAAGCCTGCACATGGCCAACGAATATCAATCCAGCAATGCAATTAAAGGAAAGTACTTTTTTACAACTTTGTGACAATAATTTAAACAACTTTGGTTTTGATATTGAACAGTTAAAAAATTATATTGTTTCTTTAAAGCCTGACTATTTGTTTTTAACTCATATTCTTGGCTTTAATGGTGCTACTGATGAACTTATTGCTCTATGCCAAGAAAACAATATCAAAATTATAGAAGATTGTTGTGAATCTCATGGTGCAATGTTCAATGGCAATAAAGTAGGCAATATTGGTTTAGCCGGAACTTTTTCGTTCTATTATGGCCATCATATAACGACTATTGAAGGTGGTATGATTTCAACAAATAATGAAGAACTGTATCACCAACTACTTTTGAATCGATCTCATGGATTTTTAAGAGAACATCCAAATAAAGAAACAATAGAAACTTCATGTGACCGTAGATTTACATTTTTGACAGATGGATTTAATTTTAGAAATACAGAAATAAATGCATATCTTGGTATAATGCAATTAAAAAAATTAGATAACAATATAAAAGTTAGAAATAACAATTATAACTATTATATTTCAAAGTTGGACTCATTAAAATATGAGACTAATTTTAATTCAAATGGAATAAGTTCATTTGCAATGCCAATTATATCAAAAAAGAATAATACTAAAGACTTGTCATCTAAATTAACTGATGCAGGTATAGAAAACAGACCATTTATTGCCGGAAATCTATTTAAACAACCATATATGAAAAAAGTAAATATGTACAATAGTTTTCCAAATGCAGACTATCTGCATAATAATGGATTATATGTTGGCAATAATCAATTTGTAGAGTATACTATGATTGATAAATTGTTACATATTCTTAATAATGAATAAAAGTAAAAAATTAAAATATTTGGTAATATATGATTTTTATAAAAAACCATATTTTATAACAGTTTACAATAAAAAAGAATTAAAATATGTTAAAAGTATTTTAAAAGACGGAGAAGTATACAAAATTTTAAATACAACACCATTTATAGGATGGTGAATTAATATAAATAAGAAACCCACTTAGGAATTTAATTATGGCCGAAATTTTATCACCATTTCAATCGTTTATTTTCATCTCTCGCTACTCTCGCTGGCTCAACGACCAAAATCGTCGTGAGACTTGGGATGAATGTGTAGACCGTTGGTGGAAGTATTTTACTGGTAAGGTTCCACAACTTGCTGAACGCCCAGATGTCAAGGAAGCAATTCTCAATCTAGAAGTTCTTCCTTCCATGCGCAGCCTCATGACTGCTGGTCCTGCGTTGGATCACGACAACACTTGTTTATACAATTGCTCATACTTGCCAATCGACAGTCTTGATTCGTTTGCAGAACTTTTTGTCGTTCTCATGAATGGCACTGGTGTTGGATATTCAGTTGAACATCAATACACCGACAAGCTTCCACAAGTTGCTAACAAGATTGAAAAGTCTTTCAATATAACTTATGTTGTTGAGGACTCCAAGGAAGGTTGGGGCAACGCAATCAAATTCATCATAGATCACCTCTATGCGGGTCGTCACGTTAAATGGGATCTAAGCAAGATTCGTCCTGCTGGAGCAAGACTTAAGACTTTTGGTGGTCGTGCTAGTGGGCCTGCTCCTCTAGACAATCTATTCAAGTTTGTCGTGAAGATTTTCTACAACGCACAAGGACGCAGACTGACTGCTCTTGAGTGTCACGATGTTTGCTGTGCTATTGCAAATGCAGTTATTGTTGGTGGTGTTCGTCGTTCTGCGATGATCTCATTGAGCGATCTTGCTGATCGTGAAATGGCACTATGCAAGAGTGGTGCATGGTGGGAACAGGCTGGCTTCCGTTCATACGCCAACAACTCTGCTGTGTATCGTGGCCGTCCTCCAATGGGCCAATTCCTTGAAGAATGGACCTCACTCTACAATAGCCACAGCGGTGAACGTGGAATGATCAATCGCAAGGCACTACAGGAACAGGCTGCAAAGTCTGGGCGCGATCCAGACTGCGAGTATGGCACCAACCCATGCTCAGAGATCATTCTCAAGCCATTTGAATTTTGCAATCTTTCTACAGTTGTAGTTCGTCAAGACGATACTGCCGCAACACTGAAGAAGAAGATTGAGATCGCTACAATCATTGGTACTGTTCAATCTACCTTTACCAACTTCCCATACCTTCGTCCCGAGTGGAAGAAGAACTGTGAAGAGGAAAGACTGCTTGGCGTATCTATGACAGGTATTTTTGACAACAAGCTTACCAGTGGTTTGGAAGGCAAGCCAAAGCTTGTTCGTCTTCTTGAGACTCTTCGTGATCATGCGACTGCGACGAATCTCAAGTGGGCAGAGAAGTTGGGAATCAATCCTAGCAAGTCAGTTACTTGCGTGAAGCCTGAAGGCACTACATCGTGTTTGGTGGACTCTGCCTCGGGTCTGCATCCTCGCTATGCGGATTATTATTACCGCAGAATTCGTCTGGACAAGAAAGATCCTCTGTACAATTTGATGAAGGATCAAGGCGTCCCGTGTGAGGATGATGTCATCAACCCAACTTCTACTGCCGTCTTTACGTTTGCGATGAAGGCTCCAAAGGGAACCATGACCACTGAGGAACTTCGCGCACTTGACCATCTTGATCTGTGGAAAACTTATCAAGAGCACTTCTGCCATCACAAGCCATCAATCACCGTCAACTACAGGGACTCTGAATTCCTTGAAGTCGGTAACTGGCTCTGGGAAAACTTCGATGTCGCAACAGGTATCTCGTTCCTTCCCGGTGGCGACAGCCACACCTATGCTCAGGCACCCTTTGAGCAGATTGATTCTGCAACCTATTCAGCACATCCTAAGGTTAAAGTTAACTTTAAGGACTTGTCTAAATACGAGGCAGAAGACAATACTGAATCCGCAAAGGAATTTGCCTGTAGTGCAGGCGGATGTCAGATAGTGTGATTAATAAAAAATCTTAAAATTTTTATCCCCCGCAAGGGGGTTTTTTATTATAAATAATAATGCCATGAGTATGAGGGCTTCAATCCTCGTTCTGATACTGGCGACATGCAGTGCATGCAATAGCATATCCTGCCCCCCAAAATCCGAAGAACCTGAACAGAACAAAACACAGGAAGTAGCGGGAGTCCCCTCATTCCTTTTGGATTCATCGAAGTACGATTCCATCGAAGCTGACGAGGACGACCGCTACTCCTGTGTAGGGGCTTTAATAGGTCCGGGAGCAAATGTAATGGGCTCTGCTGTATTGATCCACCCAAGAGCAATATTGAGTGCACAGCATTGCTTTGATGATCCCATTTATTATCCAAATTATTTTTGGACAAAGAATGGTCAACTGATAAAAATTAAAAAGGTTATTCTAGTAGAACCCTATTCTGTAACAGGACAACTCAATGATATTGCTCTATGCATTTTAGAAGAAGATTGCTATGAGCCTCCGACTAATCTAATCAAATATCCATTTGAACTTGCAAGGGGTGAACCTTTAATTACTGTTGGCTGGAGTCTGGGATATAAAAAAATAAGTAGACCTGGTGTAATGCATTACTATGGAAGTCTTATTGAAGACCATGGTCAAATAATGAGAATGATAGCCAACAAAGGATCAATTTATTTTGGAGATTCTGGTGGTGCCGTATTCGAAGATGGTGGAAAATTAGCCGGCATCATTAATTTTATGAGCATGGATAATGAAACAAAACAGATTATAGACAATGGTGCGGCCAGAATTGATTATTTCTATGACTGGATAGATTCTTCGATGAAAGAAGAAGTCTGCGACTGGCCCTGGTTTTCAGAATAAATATAGTAGAAAGCCATGTTCCATATGCTAATAGGGATTGATTACTCTATAACCTGCCCCTGCCTTTGTCTTTATGATGAGCGCAAAGAATTTAAATTTAATAATTGTTTTTTCTATTATTTGACCAATACAAAAAAATATGCTGATAAAATTGCTCCAAATATTACTGGAGAATCTTTTCAGGAATATGTTCTGGATGTAGATAGATTTGATACCATATCTCAATGGGCATCCAATCTTTGCATTGGGGCTGCAGATATAGCCGTAGAAGGATATTCATTTGGTTCCAAGGGCCGAGTTTTCAATCTGGCCGAAAATATGGGAATCCTTAAGCACAAGCTCTATAAGCTCGCCATTCCCGTGACCATCATTGAGCCATCCAGAGTCAAGAAATGCGCCACAGGCAAAGGTAACGCTGATAAACAGGCAATGTACGAAGCCTTCACCAAAGAAACAAAGACCGATCTTTTGTCGGTCTTTGATCAGAAAACTTTGAGTAATCCTGTTACGGACGTTATCGACAGTTATTATATTCTGAAGGCAATGATTCAGTCTAAAAATTAACGAACGTAACGGCCAGCATTTCTTCCAGAGTTGTCCAGTCTTTCGTGGAATCTCTTTGGAACTTGACCACTCCCTTTAATTTTATCAATTACTTCTTTCCATGCACTACCGTTAACTTTGCTGGGTGTCAAAGTGGTGTCCATGGCAATAGAATTTTTTTGTTCGGTCCAGTCTTTGACAATTTTCTTTTTCTTGCAGCTGGGGCACTTTTCCTTTAACGGATTGTCGCACTCGCTCATTTTTAAAAAAACTTCAAATTTATGGTCACACGATTCACAGACAAATGAATAATTAGGCATCTTTTTTCTTTCTAAAAGTAATTAGCATGTTTTCAAATAGAAAACCATAAGATGGCTCTTTAGGCTTTGTTTTGAGTTCTATTTTTGCTTCTTTGGGAGTTCTATTGCCCTTATCAAGATTGCATTTTCTACATGCTGCCACCATATTAACCCAAGAAGAAGCCCCGCCTTTAGATCTTGGAGTTACGTGATCCACAGTAGCATCTTTATTGGTTAAGTCAGTACCACAATATTGGCAACAATATTGATCTCTTCGAAGAATATTTTGTCTTGATGGTGCAGCCTTTTTGTAAGGCAATTTTACATAATATTTTAAAATCAATATTTTTGGAATTTTAACAATTTTATCC